AAAACTTCCAATTGTACTTTCTGTTGTATTAGAAAATGTTACTGGTACTCCACTGGTAGCACTTTCATTAATACCAGTGGTTGTGCTTAATCCTACTGTAGGAGTATGTGTATCATAAATTTTATAACTATCACTATCATCAGTTGGAATAGCAGATGGTAATGCAGTTGTATGAGAATCAAGTGTTAGGCTTACTGCACGAGTAACTTCTTCTTCTGTACTAGCAGTGAATGTATGAGCTAATCTTCCACCGCCTACGCCGCCTGCGTCTGCGTCAGCACTAATTACATCATCAGATGATCCATCACCCCATTCCCAGGTGTATTGTATTGTAGCACCACTTGTATTTGTAGTGGTATTCTCAAAATAAACTGTGGCTCCATCGTCCCATTGTGTAATCGGGCTACCACCTGAAGAGTTGGCATAAGCCGCAAAGGTAACAACAGGATCTGAAGTATAAATTGTAATATAACTTGCTCTGGATTTACTAGATGTACTACCTGTACCATTTCCTGAATTGTTGAATGCTGTTACTTCAACATCAAAAGGACTTCCTGAGTTTGTTGCGTATGTATGTGTTGGTGTACTATCAGTTGTTGCAGTATCTGTATTTCCATCACCCCAGTTGATTGTATATCTGTTTGGATTCCCATCAGCAGTAATAGTTAATGTAACTGCTAATCCTGCACCACCTGTTATTGTATCTCCGTTAAAATCAACATTACTTACTGCCGTATTACTAATTACGTTTTGTAGTGCTTCATTTAAATCATCAATACTGTCAGTAACTTTTGTAGTTGTTGTCCACGAATTAATGGCGCCATATTGTGTAAGACTTGTATCTGTTGGCGTGGTTAGTTCAATACCCATTCCATTCAAGCCACTAAGTGATGATAATGGGGACCAGGTTAAATTACCAGATCCATCTGTCATTAAAATGTTATCAGCGGCACCACCGCCAATGGTTATGTCTGCCGGAGTAGACCCAAGGTCTAACGGTCCGCTTACACTTCTTATTTGTGATGAGTTGATTGTTACATTGTCTGCTTGTAGGCTTGTGGTAGGGGCGTTAGTGTTTATACCGATGCGATCATTTGCTACATCAATGTATAATAAGTCAGTTTCAACTGCTAAATCTGTACCTTGTCGCTCAAGATTAGCCTTAAGCATAGCACCGGATATACGTCCAATCGCCATTTAATTTTCTCCTACACCACTGTTCAGTCCCGGGTGAGCCTGGGTATAAACTTATTTATACTGAATTACTATGCACTAGTGCTATCGAATCCAGTCAATGCGTATATTCTGTGCGTATTAGGTGGAGGACTTGTAAAAGTTATATTTGTTCCACTTATTGTATATGCTTGTGTAGGCTCTTGAATTACGTTTCCAACTACAACAATTACTGAATTAACATCAGATGGTGCACTTGCAAAGAAACTTGAGAATACAGTTGTACTTCCATCACCAACTACAACACTAGTTTTTGTTACGGCTGCAAACCCTGCCTTAGCAATATTAACCCAACTTGCATCATTGTAGTACTCAAGAAAATCTGAAGTTGTGTTTAATCTTATTTGTCCTTCTAATGGGCCTCCTGGACGATCAGCACTTACTCCAGTTGCAAGTTGCGTTGCTCCAACTGTACTTCCTTTTGCAAAAGGACTAAAAATATTGCTTTTTAAAAAGTTTCCCATTAGATACTCACATAACTTATAGTAGATACTAATGCACTACCACTGCCTGCTACACCTTGAATACTATCTCCATTTTCAAGAACTATCTTTTCCGCATTCATTATATATGTGTCACCGGCTGGAATTGATAATTCATCTAGTATTACATTCCCAGTACCTGGAGTATCTCCGTTTGGCACAATGTATAAACTTAATGTTACTGCACCTCCAGATGTGTTACATGCAAATAGACATGTTGTTGCACTTTGTCCGGTGCTTGTATATAATGCTGTTGCACTTGTGCCTATTGCTACATTGTTGATTGCCATTTGTTATTTCCTTTAAAATATTAAACCAAAAATTATGGCTTTTCCTCTACTTGCTAGTTCATCTGATCCACTTTGCGTTGTAGTGTAAATTCCACTACCGCCTCCGCCTGGTGTTTTAGCATATAACTTAGTTTTACTTGCTACTGCACTTGGATCTGACCCTTGCTCTGCCATAGTTACTACTGAATTAAGCTCTAACTCGCCAGTGCCAGTTGTGCTTAAAAATAAATTCTCGTCTGTTGCTGTATTTGAAATAGTATTTCCATTTACAGAAACGTTTGCATATGATAATGCAGTTGGGGTTACTGTAAAAACATCCGAAGCATCTAATTTTACCTTGAATTGGCTAGTACCAACACCATCGTCGAATATTTCTGCTTCACTGTTACCTTCAACAATCTTATCAGCTGATGATCCACCAACTGCACTATCTACATAACTTTTAGTTGCAAGATCGTCACTACCTACTGGCGTTGCTCCGCGGGATACAGCAAATGCAGATCCAACTTTTGCTTCAAATGCGTCATCTGTTTCATTAAACTGAAATGTTGCATTGTCGGCAGTACCTCGATCAATATCAAGACCAGCTGAGCCAGATGTTACACCTGCTCCTGATTCACCATCATTTAAAACGATTGTGTTATCAGTTATAGCAGTATCAGTTGATGATACTGTTGTTTGTGTTCCGACAACATTTAAGTCACCGTTTATTGTTACTGTCTGTGTATCAAGTAGTATTGTACCTGATGTTCCATCATCAGTAATAATGTCATAATCGCCAGTAATTCTTTTAGTAGTTTTTGCCATTGTGTTGTATGTCCTATATGCTATTTAGCATCATATTGAAGGTTTCCAAATTAATATTCTTTATGTTATTTACTTGATTCCAGTCATCTGGAACATAGGTAATAACATTATCTAACACCCTATAATATTTATACTCAGGAAATTCTTCGAATATCTCTGCAAACTGTTTTACCCAATTTCCGTGATATGTTGCCCTATTAGTTACTGGCCAGTACCCATTTGTTCCGGCATATACATTGTTAATATGATCATTAGTACTTGCAAAATCAAAACCAATAAGAAATTGTGTGTCATGTGCATCTAAACTTGCTAGTTTACATGCAATTGGTCCACTACTGTATCCAGCATTTTGTTCTTGAGTTAATGTATAAGAACTATCATGTTTTGGTTTTCTTGCATAATGTTTTGTTTGTAAAGGAATATTATATTTGGATATTTCTTCTGTAATTGGAGGGTCAACACTAACCAACACATCAGGAATATGATCTCTGTACAGTGCATTGCATCCGTACATTTTTCCATGTTTTGATAATTCAGTCAAATCAAAACTAAGTCTGCTATTTCCGTTGCCGATAATAAATGCTGTCATTTTAAAAAATTTTGTGAAAAATAAAGTTGCCACAAGGACAACTTTATTATTTAGATTTGATTAAGCGTCTTCTGTAAAGTCGTCATCATCTGTGTTTGCTACGTCGTCGTCACCTGCTTCTTCAAGTTTTACCTTGCCTGCAGATGCGGCCGCAAAATCCCACTTCAATGATAAACCGTCTAGTGCGTTTGAACCTGTTGCACTTGGTTGTGCAACTGTTACTTTACGAGCAGTAATTTTTGCTACTCCATAAGTTTCACTATCATTACCTTGTACCGAAATACTCATTTCACCTGATGCTAGTGAGGCTGGTAATTTACCAGTTACTAGTGTACAAGTGTGTTCTGTATCAGCAGCACCTGTTTCAGCAACAACAAATTTTTTGCTACCTTTTTGTTTGATAATCGTACCTTCTTTTACACCTCCGCCTGAGTTAAAGTTTACTTTAATCTCGTTTGCAGCGGCTGTCGCACCTGCGGCCGCGGCTGTGAAAAGTCTTTTGTTTAGTGGACGTCCCATTTGTTTCTCCTTGTTACGTTCTATGTACTACGGGGTTGGTTTTCCCCATAAGAAAATGCTTGTGCATTAACAACTATATTTAGCCAATAAAAAAGCAGGGCCTAAGCCCTGCTTTAGTATACCGATATCTAACTATTAGCTAAATGATGGGTTGGAAATTGCAATGCTACCTAAGTAGTCAGCTGCATTACCAAGTGAGTTTGATGTGTTTGTTAGTGTCTGATAACCATAACGTGTCATGAAACCAACTACTGGCTCTAATGTAGATGGATCTAGTACAACACCTGAGCTCATCAATGGAACGTATGGGCAGTAAAATGCTGCGGCATCTGTTTCACTTGAACCTTTGTAACCTACTAGTACTGCTGTACTATCAGCGGCGTATGAATCTACATATACTCTCATTGCTGAGTTTAATGTACCTACAAACTTTGTGTTTGTTGGGGCTTCAAATGTGCCTTCTGTTGTACGAGCAAATGCACTTGTTGATGCACTTTGTAGGATAGTTAATGCAATTGGACTTACAACTGCAAAGTTACCTGCGCCACGACGTGTACGTTGTGCAATTCGGTTAGCAACACGGTTAATTACAACTGCAAGAGCGGCATGCTCATCACCAACGTATGTGGCTGTACCACTTACTGCGGCTTGGTCGTATGTACCTGTGTTTGCACCAAATGCAGAACCTGTACCAGCGTTTGCTAATGTACGAAGAGAACCTAAAATTTCTTGGTCGATTTCAGCAGTTATCTCTTGTGCAAGTGCTGCCATGATCTCTGCTTCTACGTCGATACCATGGATGCTCTGTGCATCTTGAGCTGCTTCAAAAGTCCAACGAGCTGATAACTTACGAGTTTTCGCAGTTACTGTCTCTTTTAGGATTTCGATGCTTAACTGGTTTCCTGGAATACCTTCCATTGTACCTGTTGCTTCTGCTACTGTACTTGTGTCATCACCTGAATAACCTGCAGCAATTGCGGCTGGTGATAATGCTTCGTCACCTGCAGACAATGTTCCTGTTGGAATCTTTGGAATTGCAGTTGAACCGTCACGTGATGTACCTGTTGCATACTTAACACGAAGTGTGTGAATCTGACTAACAGGACCTGCCATTGGCTGAACACCAATGATTTCGTTAGCAATAACAGTAGGCATAACACGTCTGATTACCGGTAAGATAACCTTGTTAAGTACTGCTACGTTACTAGATGCTGTTGCACCTGTTGTTGCACTCTCTGAAAGATAGTGCTTGGTGTTTTCTAGAACAACACCCATGTTCTTGCGTTTTGACCCCTTAAGACCCTCAAGAAGAGCATCTTTTGTTTCGTCCCAACGACTTTCAATTAATTTAGACATTTTTTTCGTCTCCTGATAAAATATATTTTACGTTTGCAAACCAGCTAAACGCTTGATTTCAATGATATTGCCCTCATCTTGATCTTTAGTGGCTTCTTTTTTATTCCCAGTAACTTCTTTAGTTTCAGCAAGTACCTTTTTAGTGGCGTTTGCGTCGTTCTTAAGAACGGCTGGCAAATACTTTTTGAATGATGCATCTAAGCGAGGTGTTGTTACAGACTCAAGTAATGATTCCATTACTTCTTTCTGCTCCTTGCTAAGGGGTGCCATCATTTCTGTTAACTTTTGACCACGTGCAATGCGATCATTTATTACGCGAATTTCTGCTTCCTTACTTTCAACGATTGTATTTTTCTTGTCAATTGCAGTATTTGCTTCTGATAATTGATTTGTGACTTCTTCAATCTTTTTCTGTAAGTTTTGGATATCTACATTCTCATTCAAATGTGATGTTGCAAATTCATGTGCGAAAGTTTCAAAGATCTTACGACCAAAGTTATTTTCGCGAGCAGATGCAATATCTTCTTTGAGTTGAGTTAATTCGCTAGTGAGGTTCTCAGTTACTGTTTTCTGTACTAGTTTAGAGGCACGTTCAACAAATTTTGACTTTAATGTCTCAAGTTGTTTTTTACCTTCTGCTACTAGTTTTACTTTAGTTTCAACTACTGATTGCTTATCCTTATGGAATTCAGCAATTTCTTCTGCTAAAGCCTTTACTACGAACTTCTGCAATTTATCTAACGTATTGGCTTGTGCTTTACGATCTTCGTTAAGTTCTTTAAGTTCTTCACTGAGTCTTTCGGTCATAAATGTGTTAAACACTTGTGCCTTATTAGTCATTTCAGTATTAAACTTTACTCGATCTTCTTCTAACGAAGTACGTTCAGCAATAACCTGTTCGATTTCTGCAGTTAGTCCTTCAGTAACCATTTTGTCTAGAGCCTCGACCATTGTATTTTTGTCATGCTCGTAACGGCGTGAGAATTCTTCACGCAATTCACCACGGACTTGTTCACGAGTCTCATTTACATGATTCTCCCAAGCCTCTTGGATCTCGGCGCGAGTTTCTTCATTGACAATACCGCTTTCAAGCAATGGTTTGAGTGCGTCAAACATATCGGTCAACTCCTAAGTTTTAGTTCTTTGATTAAGCGTAATGCTTCATCTCTTAAGTATTTTTGTACACGGCTATTCTCTTGCGCCTCAGCGGCAATTCCAATGGCTTTATGTCCATGTCTCATGTTCAATAAGCCTTCATAAATTGCAGTTGGGTATGCATTTGGCGCACTAGGCTGTGCAACTACGTCTACTGTGACGATCTCGAATTCGCTAACCTCACCGGTTGCTTCATTGACATTACCGCTACCGCGGCTCGATACTCCCAATTTGACGCCACTATCTAGCATTGTTCGTACTAGTGTTCCCATTGGCGTTGGAAGTATTTTTAATTTACCATAACCGTTCGGTCCATCCATCCACATATCTGTGATCATATGGCATACTCGATCTAGGTTAATCTTTAGATCGTCTGGATGGTCGACTTCTCCTAATACAGAGTCACCTCCAGCTATCTGTTCATTAAGTGTTGACACTGCTTCGCTTATCTCACTCACAGGATATACACGTTGATTGGCGTTCTTTACACCACCTTGAATACAAATTCCTTTAAGAAACAAGTCCTTACCATCATTTGCACTTTCTGTAACCATGCGAGCTTGATCAAATGTCAAGTTCTCTTTTAGATATACTGAAGTCATCTCTATAATTCCTTCTAGCTAATTAAACCTTTTTCATATCAGGCTTAGTTGTGCCACCCATATCTTGTGCTTTTGGTGCAGGTGCGCCTTTTTCTTCTGCATTACTTGCATTCTTCATGCCACCTTTACCGGATTTTGCAACAGCTGATTTTGCATTGTCATCGCCGCCGCCTTTTGGCTCAGCAACTTTTTCTGTATACTCAACAATTTCTTCTGTTTTTTCTTCTGCAACTTCCTCAGACTCTTCAGCAACTTCTTCGTCTTTTGCTTCTTCTACTGGCTCTTCAGTAGTTTCGGCTGTCTCAACTGTTTCAACTGCTTCCATTTCTGGCATGCCTGGCTCTTCAGCTGGCATTTCGTCTTCGTCGTTCATTAATTCATTAAATTCAGCTTTTAATGCTTCTAGCTCATCTTCAAGGTCAACTACACGATCTTCTAATTCTTCGTGCTCTTCGCCGTCCATTTCTTCTTCGCCGTCTGCATCCATTTCGTCTGCCATCTTTTCAGCGGCATCTTCCATGTCATCATCTTCCTCGCTGATGCCTTCTTCGTCAGCTTCGATGTCATCAATAAAGTTATTCACTTCATCATCGCTTACTTCTTCTACATCTGCTTCGTCAACCTGTGTCTCATCGGAGATAAGGTTTTCGTAGATTCCGCGAGAGCTTTCAATTACAATCTCGTGGAAAAGCTCATTTGCTTTCTCTTCTTCTTCGTTGACGATTAAATCGATCAACTGTTTCCATTTATCATTCATTTTGTCAAACTCCTATTAGGGATTAGTTACTATGGTATAATGTATTTACTTATCATTACAAAAAAGGTATAAAAAAAGGCGAAAAAGTATCACTTTTTGCCTTTTGTTTTGTCATATACAAAATTTTATTAGTTTTTATACAGAATCGCTGTCATCGCCACTACCATATTGTGCTTTGACACGCTTCATTTTCTCATATTCTTCAAATTTCTTTGCTTCTTGAATACGACGCATTTTATTGATCTGTTCAAGAGTTAACCTAGTTTTACGGCTATCTTTTGAAATGATAATGCTATTATCGTCTTCAGCCGAATATCTATTTTTTGCAAATAAGTCGTTAAGTTCCATGTGTATATTTACCTTTATGCTTCTTCATCACCGCCTACATCAATGTCGGCTTCAGCGTCATCACCGCCTGTGTCGTCTACGTCTAAGTCAAGATCGACGTCTTCATCTCCGGTATCAAGTGCACCTAGATCGGCATTGATACCTCCAGGTGTAACGCCAACACTTCTTAAATCTTCGCCAGCACCTCTTTTTCTATCGTTTGTGCCATTTTCTTCTGCCCACATACGATCATTTTCTGTCATTTCTTCTTCATTTAAACCAAGGAACCTCTTTAACATAAATCTTTTACTCATATATTCAACATTTGAAAGACTGCTAAACAGACTTGCACGAGTTCCATCAATTTCTGCTTGACGATAAGCGGCAAAATTTTGTGGTTCATTCATTCGTAATTCAAACATACCACTATCAATGTTATAACCTTTCCAATTCAAAAACATTTTAAATTCATAATCAAATGTACTCATCATACTTTGTTGCAAACGTTTACAATATTGATTAAAACGGTATTCTTGAATTAGTGCAGTACCAACTCGTCCATCTACATATCCACCACTACCATCTTCACTGCCAGTTGGCAAGTAACTACTAGGAATTCTCAATCCTCTAAATAACTTATTAGTAAAGTATTTTAAATCATCAATTTCTCCAAGTCCTGTACCACCTGGTAATGTTTCAACTTTACTACCACGCCCTTCAGCAGTTTGTGGAAAGAAGTAATCTTCATTAATACTCAAAGGATTGTATGTTGCATCCATCATACTTTGTCCACCACCAGTTTGTGTTGGAATACGTCTTTGATGTATTTCATTTTTCACTCTATTAACATATCCCATTGCCATATGTGCTGGCATATTACCTACGTCAATATAAAATACACGTCTTTCTGGAGCACGTTGTACTCTGTAAATAATAATCGCATCCTCTAATAATTCTTTTTGTTTATATACTTTAAATACACTTTCAAGTACACTTTGTCCAAATGGCCAATTAGGATCTAATCCTTCAGTTAAACTAATATGAACAATATGTTTAGCATCAACAGAAATTTCATTTGTAGTGTTACTGAAACGACTTCCTCCACTATCTGCTCCGCCTAAGGTGTAAACATTACTTCCACCATAAGATGCAGCTCCGGAGGCATCTCCGCCCTGTTGTCCTGT